ATCTAATAATGCCTTCCAGTTAATTTTAGTGCCAGCTTTAATTGGAATCTGTTCTAAGTCATTTACTAACAAGTTTTCAGATGCTGCCATTAGTTTAGCTGTGTTATTTGTTAACAAGATCGAAAAGTTGCCCGGAGTTACCGTGACTCTAGATACTGGATTAGAGAAACTAAATTCAGGACCCATTGCACTTGTACCTTGTTCCTCTGCAAAAATGTTAGCAATAATTTTAGTAATGATACCTAACTTTTTAACTTTAGCAGGAGGACTTAACCATATAGGAGTTAAGAAATTCATGGTGGCAATGTCAATGTCGTTTTCAGTACCTTGCGGAATAGTTCTGCTAGACCAATTCATTCCGGTAAGCTCTACATAGCTGAGACTGGTCCAATCAATATAGTTACTAGTAGTCTGTATTTCCATTGCAGGACGAAACAATACTAAAATTTGTTCTAGAATTTGTAGTTTCTGTTCAGTGTTGGTACTCCACACGTCTGCAACAAATTGTAAATTAAACGGTGTTGGCATTAATCGTTCAACTGTATAATTTTCACCTTGCACATTTGCGTAGTCTTGAATAGTTTGTCCAAATGTAGGGCTATCTGGGTTTTCATCAACGTAACCAAACTGCCTTTCTCTAATGTGCATTTTGCCCACAAAGCTAGGATCTTGTAACCTATCGCGGGCTATGTCTAGACTTTTAATATAGCAGGCAATGAAAGGTGCAGAGTTAAGCACGTTCTCACTGTTCTTTTTCAATGTGCTGGCTACTTGCCTAGACATATCTCCATATCTAACTGGTATTTGAATCACATTTCCACGACCATCTTTGTAAGTAAAATTACTCATTAGTCGCATAAATTGTGTCAAGTAACGGCGTATTTGGCCGTCGTAAAAATGTTCCATTAATTTTATCCTCTAGATTTGTCAAGCTCTTTGCATTCAGGGCATTCGCAGTCCGGACAGTATTCGCACTCAGTACAACTATGATCACAGTGTGCAGGACATCCGCATTTGCATTTAGATGTAAATCTTTTGTAATTTTGATAATCGTCCATATATACCTCTATCATAAATCTGCTTCAGGCCCCTGTCGTTTCTTTAAAGCCTTACTTAGACTCTGTCTCTCTTCAATAACTCGGCCTGCAATAGTTGCAGTGTTGTTATTGTTAATAAAACTGCCAAGTTGAGTATGTCTAGTTAATGCATCTGGTGCAGGAATTCCGTCAACTGGCTTGTTAGTCATAGTCATTCTAACATTGCTTTCTACATAAACCCAACCGTTGCCGCTAAATCTAAACAATCTATTTGGCATGTAATCTGTGCGTAAATGATATGCACCTATACCGGGGTTAGCTGGGTATTCAATGCCGAAACTGTAAGGTGCTCCATTTGGTGGTTTGCCGTCTCCTTGAAGATAGCTAATGTAAACGTCTTTTTCAGGAGTTACAAATACAGAACTTGCATCTGCTGCATTACCGTCATAGCTAGCATCAACATCTGTATCAGTAGTGTCTCGAATATCTAATTTGCCATCTTCTTGTAAAGGCAAAATATAATATTGATCAGTGTCGTATCCACTTAACCCAGCATCTGATTCTGCCTGTGCAATAATTTGATTGTTAATGGCAATGTTTTGATTGTATGTTGAAAGGATGTCTCGAAGGCTGTTCTGTCCATCACCGCTGTCTTGATCCAATATCTGTTTGTATTCTTGACTGTCAACTAGTGGCTCACATTTTGCACGGAGCAAATGTGGATACCATGTTTGGCTATAACCTGATGCAGGACGAGCAACATCCGACACTACATAAAATCGTTTTAGTGCAACCATATCGTCGCCTAGTGCATATTCGTCTTTTAAGTGCGGCAGTTCTAACACATCTCCTGCCATTAATTTTCTACCTAACAGTTCTACAATACCACGTAGGTGGAAAGTAATCATAATGTTATCGTTAGATAAGAAGAAACCAAACTGCTGAAGATTAAAATCAATATCCTGCATTGTGTAGATTCCTCGAGAAACATACACATCGGGTTCATATTTTCTGTCTCTATTTTCCATAAACAACACATCTTGTATTCCTAGTTCAGGAATAGGGTTAGTGTTTACAGGAGTGGTAGGAGTTGCCTCGCCCTCTAAAGGGTCAGCAGGACCTAGGTATTTGTGAATAATGATATCAGTACCGCCGACTTGAAACTGTTCATAAATGACACGGTCAATCATACGGAAATCATTGCCTTTTTCAGGGCGGTAAAGTGATAGTCTTGGCATAGTCATATATTTATTGCTAAATATTGGTATGAACGAACTTGACACCCAAAGACAAAACGTAGTTGAATATATCCGTACCATGCTAGGTGACGGGATGGTCGATGTTGAATTAGACCCTAAACACTACAATACTGCTATTGATCGTGCCCTAGCAAAATATCGTCAACGTAGCAGCAATGCTGTTGAAGAAAGTTTTGGCTTCTTAACCTTGCAAACAGATGTTAATGATTACATACTTGCACCAGAAGTTATGCAAGTTCGTCAAGTATTTCGTAGAAGCGTAGGCAGTAGAACAGGCGGTGGCGATGGCGGTACGCTATTTGAACCGTTTAACTTGGCCTATACTAACACTTATCTAATGGCCAGCACACAGATGGGTGGGATTGCTACCTATTATATGTTTGCTAGCTACCAGAAAGAAGTTGGTAAAATGTTTGGTAGCTACATTAACTTTGATTGGAATCCTACTGCAAAGCGTTTGAGAATTACTCAACGCCCTCGCGGAGAAGAAAACGTTCTATTGTGGATGTATAATCAGAAGCCTGATTTTACCATCATTCAAGACCCTTACTCTGGCATATGGATCAAGGACTATGCACTGGCAAACTGTAAAGTCATGCTAGGTGAAGCACGTGAAAAGTTTGCAACTATTGCAAGTCCGCAAGGCGGCACCAACCTAAACGGTACTGCATTAAAATCAGAAGGCAAAGCCGAAATGGAAGCCTTAGAAATGGATCTAATCAACTACAAAGATAACCAAACACCGTTGACATTTGTCATAGGATAATGTAAATTATAGTATCGCAGGAGATACTATGATAGTAGGTTTCGTTGGTTTTATTGGCTCAGGCAAAGACACTGCCGCAGATTATTTGGTAAATTTTCACGGTTATCGACGAGACTCATTTGCAAATACTCTTAAAGATGCAGTGGCCTGCGTATTTGGATGGGATCGCACTCTGTTAGAAGGCCGCACAAAAGAAGCCCGCGAATGGCGTGAACAAGTAGATACTTGGTGGGCAGAACGCTTAAAAATGCCTAATCTTACTCCTAGACTTATGCTACAGTTATGGGGTACAGAAGTTTGCCGCACTGGCTTCCACGACGATATCTGGATTGCTTCATTAGAAAATAAAATGCGAAAAACTGGTGATAATATTGTTATCTCAGATGTACGTTTTCCTAACGAAATTAAAGCTATTCACAATGCTGGAGGTATTGTGGTTCGTATTAAGCGGGGAGATGATCCTGAATGGTATGACGCCGCAGTTAGCTACAATAGAGGCCCCGATGGTAACTCTACTTGGAGTCTAAGCAAGAGTCATTTAGACAAACTTAAGATACACGCTAGTGAAACTGCTTGGGTTGGTAGAGATATTGACCACACAGTCTACAATGATACTACCATCGATGCACTATTCGAACAGATTAAAAATCTGGTGTTAGATCCCCACGCCTCCAAGGTTGTTTGAGCTTGTGTAATATTCGTTGACAGTTAGCACAGACTGTTTTTAAATTTGAATACTTGCAATTACTGATGTCACCGTCTATGTGATACACATCGAACTGCTCCGAGTCTTCACCTTTAAAGCCGCATCTATCACATGCGGCTTTCTTTTTGTACCCACTACTTGACCAGGTAGGGCGAGCTGTCTTGTAACTCTTAGAACAATGATCGCACATTGACCTATAGTATATCCTGCCTTCTTTAAGATAATTGATAGCAACAGGCCTTCTTTGACATTTTTTACATAGATCACGCATACGACCGCCCTTTTAGTTCCCTTTTGTTCAGTATTTAACCCGGTAGTTTTTAGCCATTGGTACTAAATATACAAAAGAAAACCATTATATGGGAGATAACAAATGGCTTTAAATTCACCAGGCGTACAAGTTAGCGTAATTGACGAGAGTTTTTACTTACCGGCAGCACCGTCGACTGTACCTTTGATTTTTGTGGCAACCGCATCCAACAAGCAGAATGCTAGCGGTACAGGTACGGCACCCGGAACACTATCAGCAAATGCTGGTCGAGTTTATTTAATTACTAGCCAACGTGATCTAACTGATACATTCGGAACTCCGCAATTCTATCAAGATGCAAGCGGAAATCCAGTACACGGTGGTGAACAAAACGAATACGGCTTACAAGCAGCATATTCTGTATTAGGTGTAAGTTCACGTGCATATGTTGTTCGTGCAGATTTAGATCTAAGTCAAATTAGTGCAGCAAGTTCTATGCCAGTGGGCGAACCAGTAGACGGAACATACTGGCTTGATACATCTAACACACGTTGGGGTATTTTTGAGTGGAACACTTCTACAGACAGCTTTACTAACAAAGTTCCTCTAGTAATTGATAACGATAACTATGCCACAGTAACTGATGGCGGTACTGGCGTTACTCCAAAAGCAAGTTTTGGCTCTAACGGTCAGTATGCAATAGTAGTAACTAGCGATAATGCCAACACTGTATGGTACAAAAACAGCAGCGGAAATTGGGTAGTAGTCGGTACAAACTTTGAAGCAGGTTTTGCTTCTGCTGCAACATTCTCTAGCACATGCTGGCAGACAAGCCACCCTGTTGTGGTATCTACTGCATCTAACCCTGCATTAACTGCTTATAATGGCAACACATTGATCATCAACGGTCAAACTGTTACCCTAAGCGGAACTACACTAACTGCACTAGCAACTAGCATTAACACTGCTATGAGAGTGCATGGAGTTGGTTCTAGAGTAAATGCCGGCGGGTTCTTAGAGCTATATGCAGATGCTCGTGCAAAGAGTGACGGTTCTGTATCTGACGGAAAGATTAGAATTGTAGAAGGTACTGGATTAGCATTAATGTTAACTGCTATTGGTTTACCAGCAGCTACTTATGATGCAGTAACTCTATATCAAGCACCTCACACTAAGTATCCAGATTTTGGCGATAAGCCAACAGGTTCTGTATATGTTAAAACAACTGTGCCTAACAGCGGTGCAGATTGGTATGTTAAGTTGTACAGCGAAGCACAAGGTGCATTTAGCTTGCAATCTGCTAGTATTTTTGATGAGCATCAAACAGCTATTAATACTATCGATGCTACTGGTGATATTCCAGTTGGCAGAGTCTATATTCAGCAGAACTTTACAATGGGTGCAGGAAGTGCAACAACTTCTACATCTAGTCCGCAGGTTGCTGCATTCAAAGCCTACAGAAGAAACGCCAGCGGTGCAACAAAGATTACCAGCGTTGCTACAACTGGAACAGTTTCTACAACATCTAACTTTGTAATTTACGAAGGTTTAGACACATCCACTGCTGGCGTTGCTAATTATAGCACTGCATACACTGTTAACTTAGTAGCAGGCGACGATGTTGATGATATTATCAGCAAGATTAACGCACTGAATATGACGCATGTAACTGCTAGTGTTGCTAGTTCAAACGCTAGCGGAGCAGCTACAAGTTTAACAATTCAACACGCAATAGGCGGCCAGATCAATCTTAAGAATGGTACAGGTTCACCATTGACTAGTGTGTTAGGATTCTCCGGTTGGAGCAGAAACAGCACTACCGGTATTGAAACTGGAACAAAGAATTTATACGCAAAAGCTACATACGACAGCAGAGACATCACGTTCTATGCAAGTAACTGGAAGCCTTTAGTATACGAAGCAGCAGCACAAACACCATTTACAGACCCAATTGATGGTCAATTATGGTATAGCAGTGTTGTTGACGAAGTAGATATTATGGTTCACAACGGAACAACATGGAAAGGTTATAAGAATGTATATCCTTTAACTGATCCTGCAGGTCCAATTGTTGCCAGTGTAGCACCTACTACACAGAGCAACGGTGATCCATTAGTTGATAACGACATTTGGATCAGCACAGCTGACGTCAGTAACTATGGCAGAGTAGTTTATATCCGTACAGGCGGAAAATGGATTTTACAAGACACTACAGATCAAACAACTCCAGACGGATGGTTGTTTGCAGATGCACGTTGGAGCACAGCAGGAACAAGCGAAGAGATGGCAGACATTGTTGATCTACTAGCCAGTGACTACTTAGACCCAGACGCACCAGATCCAGCATTATACCCACGTGGTATGCATTTGTGGAACCTACGCCGTTCAGGATTCAACGTTAAGAAGTATGTTACAACACACATCAACATTGATGCAAACGACGGTAAGAACCCACGTTACAACGACGAGCAAATGGACGGATCTAACAGCTCTACTCCTTATGTTGCTAACCGTTGGATCACAGTAAGTCCTAACCAACCAACCGGCCAGGGCAGCTTTGGTCGTTGGGCTCAACGAGGTTTTGTTGTAGAAGCATTCAAAGCCCTAATTGACACTAACCAAAGTATTCGTGACACTGACACTGTAATCTTTAATTTGATTGCAGCTCCTGGATATCCAGAAGCAATTCAAAATATGATTGCATTCAACACAGATCGCGGATTAACAGCATTTGTTGTTGGTGATACACCGTTTAGATTACAACCTAACGGAACAGAACTAAACAACTGGGGCTTCAACACAGCGTTGGCATTTGACAACAGTGAAGAAGGTGCAGTTAGCTATGACGAATATATGGCTATGTTCTATCCAAGCGGTTATACAAATGACAACTTAGGAAATGCTATTGTTGTTCCACCAAGCCACATGATGCTACGTACTATCGTTAACAGCGATGCTAAGAGCTTCCAGTGGTTTGCTCCGGCTGGCACACGTCGCGGCGGTGTTGACAATGCTACCAGTGTTGGTTACATTACTAGTGAAGGCGAGTTTAAAACAACTAGCTTGCCACAGAGCTTACGTGATGTACTAGCAGGAGTTAAAGTTAACCCAATCGCTACAATTCCAGGTGCTGGCATTGTTAACTTTGGTCAATACACTCGTGCAAGAAACGCCAGTGCATTAGACAGAATTAACGTTGCACGTTTAGTTGCATACTTACGTAGACAGTTAAGTCTATTAGTTAAGCCGTTCTTGTTTGAACCTAACGATAGAATTACTCGTAACGAGATCAAACAAGCAACAGAAAGCTTCTTACTAGAGTTAGTAGGACAGCGAGCACTGTACGACTTCTTAGTAGTGTGTGATGAAACAAACAACACACCTACAAGAGTAGACCGTTCAGAACTATGGTTAGACATTGCTATTGAACCAGTAAAAGCAGTTGAATTTATCTATATTCCACTACGCTTGAAAAACACTGGCGATATTCAAGCTGGACTATAATTGGTAAATATTAAGGACAAGGAGCACATAAGATGGCAATCGCAAGTTTAAGCAGATTCACAGTTCCACTAGCAGGTGGTGGACAAAGTAGTACCGTTCAAGGTCTATTGATGCCGAAGTTGAAGTATCGCTTCCGTGTATCACTAGAAAATTTTGGTGTTACAAAACCTACCACTGAGCTAACCAAGCAAGTTGTAACGGCAGCTAGACCGCAAGTTCAGTTTGAAAATCAAACAATTCACGTGTATAACAGCCAGATTAACTATGCCGGTAAGCACACATGGCAACCAATGAACTTGACTCTTCGCGACGATGCTCAAGGCAACGTTACTAAGTTAGTTGGCGAACAACTACAGAAGCAGTTTGATTTCTTTGAACAAGCAAGTGCAGCAGCAGGTGCTGAATACAAGTTCTTAACTCGTATTGAGATGCTTGACGGCGGCAATGGCGACAATGCAAATTGGGCAGCTAACGTATTAGAAACATGGGAAGTTTATGGTTGCTATTTGCAGTCAGTAAACTATAACGAATTGGCATATGCTGAGAGTGCTCCGATGGAGATTGCACTTACAATCCAATACGATAACGCACTACAGATCGGACCTTCAGGTCAACCAGTTGGCTTAGGAGCTACTGTAGGAAGAACATTATCTTCCTTAGCAACAGGTTAATTAACCTGTTCAAAGATTGGCCCTTTAGGGGGCCTTTTTTTACGGCTAAATATTACTATGGCAAATGCATTCACTAATTTTCTAGGTCAAGCACTTACGACCACTACGCAGGTTAAAGACTACCAACATGCGAGTAGATTGTATGTTGATGACTATTTTAGACTAGCACCCAAGTCTGGGTTCATGTTTTATGTTGTGTTTAACATCAACAGAAATAACAATCCTATCACTGAACAGTTTTTAACAAAGAACGGTGCTGAGTTAGGTTTGCTGGTAAAAAATATCGACCTACCTAAATACAGAATTGCTACAGAAACAATTAATCAGTACAATAGAAAAGCTATTGTACAGAGTAAAATTGAATATCAACCAGTGGCTATGGCGTTTCATGATGATCACAATAACACCACTACTGGTATGTGGAAAGCCTATTACAACTATTATTTTGTTGACGGAAAGAACACTTCTGCATTGACCATTGCCCCAGGATTTGCAGATACAAAATATAAAAAGATAGGAACCAATGTTAACGAAAGCACAGCGTTTGGTCTAAACAATGGGCAAACAGATCCTTTCTTTAGATCTATTGAAATTTATCAGCTCAATAGAAAACAGTTTACAGCGTTTGTACTAGTCAATCCTATTATTACAGATTTCAGTCACGATAAACTAGATCAAACACAGAGTAAATTGTTAGAAAATAATATGACTGTGCAATTTGAAACAGTACTGTACGGAACTGGGCAAATTAAAAGAGATAGCCCTACTGGGTTTGCTACTATACATTACGATACAACTCCCGGCCCATTGAGTATTTTTGGCGGCGGCAACAATAGTATATTAGGGCCAGGCGGCATTATCCCCGGAATTGGAGAAATATTTGGCGGTGCAGGTGATGCAAGTCCGTTAGGATTATTCAAAACTGCAAGAGGTGCCGCTGCAATTTTTAACAATGCTAAGAATATCTCCAAGGCAAGTATCTTATCAGAAGGTTACGGAATTTTAGACAAAGTTGCAAGAACTGGAAAGTTACCTGATGTGTTAACTGGAAAAAGTCCTGCTGGACTTTCTCTAGCAACATTACCAGGAGAGATGCCTACTACCGCAGTACCTAGGTCGCAGCAGGCCGGTGGCGGTGGCTTTAATTTAGGCGGATTAGCGGCAGGCATCGGCGGAGCAGTTGGCGGATTAACTGATAAGATCGGAAACGCAATCAAAGGATTGTTGCCGTCTAGTGCTGCCGGCACATCTGCCGCAATTGCAACTGCTCGTGCAGAAAAAGCAGCATTGGCCTCAGATATTTCCGCACAGATTGCACAAAGTCGCAGTTTAAAAGGCGAACTAGATGCAAGGATTGCAGCAGCAGACGGGGACCCTGAAGCAGTAGAAGCAATCTATGCAGAATTTGATGAGCTTGGCTACACAGATCCTGATAAATTAACATCAAGTTTAAACACTATTGCTTTAGAAGATGCAGAATTAGAAACATTACTAGCAGAGGCAGAAGCTTCTGAAAATTCAGATGAAACAATAGGTGCCGACGATCCGTTCGAAACTGAAAGGCTAAATGCCGAAACTCGATTCTCAGACACAGAAGACATAGATGTTTCAGAAGCAGAAGTATACGAAGTCCAAGAAGATGACGACGATTCAACAACTACATATTTTGCATAATGTATACCAATATACCACCTAAACAAGCAGCAAGGTCTGCAAGTGATTTATCAAACAAGAACTTAAATCAATATAATGATTTACCTGTTCAATTACATAACGACACGTTGACCGCAATGAAAGGGCTATTGTCTAACAAAGGATTCAGCGACGAATCTGCAGAAAATATTGCCATAACAATTATGATGCAGGCCAAGCGTGACAGCTTTAATCCGATGAACGTTCTCGATTCTATGAAAAATTTAGGAAATGTTGAGCTGAGCCAGTTAGTATCGGAAATATTAAATTTCAATAGATTTAAGACCAGTGTATTGGGCACAACACAAAACATTACACCCGTTGAAGTGGTTAAACGTAACATTTTACCCTAATGAGAAACACAGCTAAAGGTCGATACATTCCCAAAAATCCTGAAAAATTTGTGGGGCAACATGATCCTGTTTATAGATCAAGTTGGGAACATACGTTTATGCTGTTCTGCGACAACAACCCTGCAATAGAGCAGTGGGCTAGTGAAGCTGTTAAGATTCCTTATAGAGATCCGCTCACCGGAAAGAATACAGTATACGTTCCGGATTTTTTAATCGTCTATTCGGATAAGAATCAAAAACGTCATGCGGAAATGATAGAAATTAAACCCAACAATCAAGCAGTAAAAGAATCTGTGGGCAAGAACCCCCATAATCAAGCAGCTTATGTAAAAAATATGGCAAAATGGGAAGCAGCCAGTGCATGGTGTAAAGCCCGTGGAATACAGTTTAGAGTAGTAAGCGAGCGTGATATTTTCCATAATGGCAGTAAAAAGCGATAAGTAATATTATGACAAAGAAACTTGAAGAACTTTTTAATTTGCCGCAAGATAACGAGGAAGTAGTTATTCCTGCCGAACCTATAACAATTTCCTTACAAGAAAAACTAGAAGAATTTGACAAAATTTCAGCAGCCTTACCTCGTGTTAAAGGACTTGGCGACATTAGCGATAGTGAATTAGATGCACTAGCAAACAAAGCTGAAAAAGCCTACGACGATCTAATGGATCTAGGTATGAACGTCGAAGCACGTTACGGTGCCCGCATGTTTGAAGTTGCAGGCAATATGCTAAATGCCGCAATCACTGCCAAAAGTGCAAAAATTGATAAAAAGTTAAAAATGGTAGAATTACAGCTAAAAAAATATGCTGTAGATAAAAAAGAAGGTAATGCAAATCCTGAGTCAGTACAAGCTGAAGGAGTGCTGATTACAGACCGTAACAGCCTCATTGCAAAACTTAAAAATCTGGATAAATAAAGCATAGGAAATCACCATGAGATCATTTAAAGAATATCTTACAGAGTCTGTAAAAAAATACGATTTTAAAATTAAAGTCGCACAAGAATGCACCTCTGAATCAGAAGCAAAGATGAAGGGTTTATTAGAACGTTTCAGCGTAGCTGAGTTTAGCAAAAAAGGCAAAACTCCTATCCAGCAATTACCACTAGACTTTCCAAAAATTAAAAATGCAGAAGTTAGTATCTACGAAATCTCTCTTAATTACCCAACTACTGCAAATGAATTACACAAATATCTGACAGCAGAATTAGGCATTAACGAAAACTACATGGTAGTACGTAGCCCATTAGAGCCGTCGGAAGAATATCAAGAACCCGTAGAAAAGAGAGAAGGTGCGTTACTAACAGATAGTGAGTACAAAGAATTGCCTAATGCAAAGTTTGATGATTACTACGGTGAAAAATATAATACATCATTTTTGAAACAGTTAAATGCAGATGCCGCAGCTAGACGCAAAGAGCGTGGGGAACAGATCCCTACTTCGGGTCAATAAAGGAAATACGAATATGGAAATGTTAAACATACTTAAAAAATTGTCTAGCCTAAACGGCAGCAACGCACAGCCTGCACTAGTTGAAAAGCCAGCAGTCTTAACAGAAAGCAAAGAAGTAGAATTGAATCTACCTGAGCCAGATATGTCCGAGCTAAGAGCATTAAGCGGTTTTAAGAAACAACTTAATGAGTCTGCACTTGCAGAATGCGGTATGATGGGCATGGGGTCTCCAATGAATATGGCACCTCAGATGCCAGCTAGTATTAACATGAGTGCTGGCAATGCACAAGAAATTGTTTCTATGATGCGTGGCATTATGGATCTGGCTAAAACTGATACTCCTAGTGCTACAATGGGTATGCCAGGAATGGATCCTATGATGAAAGCATTGGGCGATGTTGACATGGATGGTGATCATGATATGACGGATCACGATCTTGAGCAACCAGATGATGGCCCATTAACTGCTGAGCCTCCTGCAAACATAGACGATAGCGGTGCAGACGAATTAGCTGACATTATTAAAAAGATTCGCACAGGGCAACCAGTAAAAATCTCCACAGATATGCCAGTTAAGGTTACTAGCGACGAACCTATTAAAGGCAGCACAACTGACAAGTTAAATGCACGTGATAACGGAAAGCCAGAAGACGAAGGGTATGATAATACACCTGATCCAAAGACACGCGATTATAACCCTAACGACTTTGCACATGTAGTAAACAAAGTTCGTGATTTTGATTATACTCCGCCGAACAGTGGTTCTAATCCAATGCCCGATCCGAACGCAAAAAAGAAGGAAGAGACTGCTAGCCCGGTGGCTGCATTTGAATCTAAGCTAATGGATGATTATAGAAAGTTTGTTGCAGAAGGTCCGAAACCTGAAGACGTTCCTGCGTTTATCCGTAAGTCAAAAGAGCCCGGCAAGGCCGCTAATAAAGAAGCTAACGACAAACGAAACGAAAGGGTTGGTGCTAAAGTTTTCTCTAGCCCAAGAAAGTAATCCATTTGGATTAACCAAATAGCCTCTTAGGAGGCTATTTTTTTCGGTAAATATTCACATGTCAGCTAACAAATACGATAACTTAATCAAGAAGCCCTATTCTACACAGAAATGGACAGAACAGGACATCGAAGATTTAATGAAATGTACTGATTCAGTAATTGGCCCTCATTATTTTCTTGATAATTTCTTCTACATCCAACATCCAGTTAAGGGTAAGATGAAGTATGTACCGTTCGAATATCAGATAAGATTAATCGACAGTTATCACGATCATCGATTTAATGTAAATTTACTACCACGTCAAACAGGTAAAACTACTACCGCGGCGGGCTACCTGTTATGGTACGCTATGTTTATTCCTGATTCAACTATCTTAGTTGCAGCTCACAAGTATACAGGTGCCCAGGAAATTATGTCGCGTATTCGTTATGCATACGAATTATGTCCCGATCATATTCGTTGCGGTGTAAAGAGTTACAATAAACAGAGCATTGAATTTGACAACGGTTCACGTATTATTGCACAGACAACTACTCCGACTACTGGTCGAGGTTTATCTTTGTCCTTACTATACGCTGATGAGTTTGCATTCGTTGAACCTAACATTGCTACAGAATTCTGGACGTCTATTAGCCCTACACTAGCTACTGGTGGTAAGGCGATTATTACTTCTACGCCAAACAGTGACGAAGATCAGTTTGCACAGATCTGGAAAGAAGCAAACAAGAAATTTGACGAATACGGGAACGAACAAGAAGTTGGTCGTAACGGATTCTTCCCCTTTAGAGCATTTTGGAGAGAGCATCCAGACAGAGACCAAGAGTGGGCTGACACTGAAAAATCCCGTATTGGTGAGGAGAGATTCCGTCGAGAACACGATTGCGAATTCTTGATTTTTGACGAAACTCTGATTAATAGTATTACATTATCTGATCTAGAAGGTGTTGACCCGATCATGAAAATGGGTCAGGTAAGGTGGTACAAGAAGATAGATCCTAACAGTATATATGTTGTGTCTCTTGATCCAAGCCTGGGCACGGGCGGGGATTATGCAGCACTTCAGATATTTGAAGTACCTAGCTTTGAACAAGTAGGCGAGTGGAATCACAATACTACTCCAGTTCAACAGCAGGTTAGAATCATGCGAGATATTTGCAAGCACATCGATAATGAATGCTCAAAGAGCGAAAATAGAGGCCAGATCTATTACTCAGTAGAAAACAATACTGTTGGAGAAGCTGCTCTAGTTGCAATTAACGAAATGGGCGAAGAAACTATACCCGGAATGTTTATGAGCGAGCCCATTAAGAAAGGGCACGTGAGA